AAACTGTATCTTATCTTAAAAGATTAGCTATACCTACCCCAAAAGACTGGGATAAAGAATGGGATTGGATAACACCTATTCAGGAAGATGACCTTCAATAATGCCTGACTATCTCGGTAATGGTTATACACAGAAGGAGATGTTAGATATGGTATTAAAACGACTTGATGAAATAGATAGTAAACTAGACGCAAAACTAGACAAAGCAGAATTTTATAAAGTATTAGGATTATTGGTAGCAGTAGGTGGTGTTATTGTTGCTGCCTTAATGTAGGAGAACTATGTGTAAAGTAGATGTAAAAGAAGATGGTTCATTTGTGCAGTTGTGTAACTGCAAATATGGAAGTGATAACTGTGAAAATAATAAGTAGAAAAATGTGGGGTGCTAAACCTGCAAAGACAAAGTATTCTAAGTTAGGAGAAGTAAAAGGTTTAGTAGTTCATTGGTCTGCTTATCCAGTAGCAGTAGGAAACCAAGCAGAAATGGACCAATGTAAGAAGATACAAAGACTACATCAAATTGACAGAGGTTGGAATGATGTAGCATATAACTTTTTAGTAGGAGATACAGGACAAATATATGAAGGAAGAGGTTGGGGAAACAGAAGTGCAGCACAAGGTGGTAATAGTAGGCAAGAAATTAATTACAACAACAAGCATTATGTTGCTGTGTGTTGGCTTGGTGGTTCCAACCCTACCGACAAACCTTCTGCTGAAGCTCTTGCCACCATTAAAGGATTAGCTGAAATAGTTGGTGGAGAACTTAAAGCTCATTCAGATTTTAAGCAAACTGATTGTCCAGGAGATGCAACTAGACAATGGATTATAGAAAAAAATGCTACACCTAATAGCACAATCAGTAATGAAAGTCCACCTGATGTATATGTTCCTTTAAAATATGAAAAGAAATTAGATATAATTATTGCTAAACTAGAGAACATTGAAAATAAATTAAAGTTAGGAAGACTAATAAAATGAGTGAAGAATATAAAGACTTAATTGAAAGATGTTTATGGACATTTGTAGAAACATTTGCTTCTACATTAGTAATCACACCAGCATTAGGTGTTGATATTAGTACATTAGAAGTTGCTGCTTTAGCTGGTGGTGCTGCAGTACTATCAGTATTAAAATCTTTTGCTAAAAATAAAGTATCGCCTACTCCAAAGAAAGCAAGTAAGTAGTTTCAATAGCAAAGCCGAGGGTGTTATCCTTTCTACCTCGGCTCTTGCTTATATACGATTATTAATGTTCACCATAGTAATCTGATACTTCCCATTGTTTCTGACAAGTATGACAAGCTACTAGGTCTTCATCTTTATCACCATTACGCCACCCTGTTGATAGCTTATTGCCACATCTTTTACACATTAGAAAGGTGCCTCGCCTTCCTTAACATCATCTAATGATTTAGCTTTAGGCATAAATATACCATTCTGTACACCTGCATAGTCATTCCAAGACTTAGGAGTAATTTTATTATCTACCCACCAAGACTTAGAAAATACTTTACCATCTACAGTATCTCCTGCTGTACACTTAGAAGCCATAATACATCTAAAGTCTGGTGACTTATCTGATTTCTTTTCAGCTACAGGTACATACTTAACTGCACCACCACAAGGACACCATAACCCTATATCATCTATAGCTAACTCACCTGTTGGATGGTTCCTATCTTTAACGCTATACCCTGCATCAGTCAGTTCCTTAATAGGACCCCTAGCAGGAGATGGAGTAGTAGATGAGGCGGCTACTACTCCCTCCTTTGGTGCCGGTTTATTGGTTGCACTCTGCGTGCTTGAGCCACTTGACTTTTTCATTTCTTCTTTACTAGGTCTAGCTTTATCAGAACCTTGATATTTCCAGTTAGCTAATGCTCTACCTATAGCAGAGGTTTCGCAGTTTTCTAACCAAGCCTCGTTATTAGCAAAGCCACCTTGACCTTTGTATTCTTGTGCATACCCTGTACTTACAGGTCTTGCATCTTCTTCATTCTTATATACCTCACACCCTATAACAACCATATGTCCATCTTCACTTATGTTGCTAATGAATGTAGCAATCCTACCATTAGGATTATCAGACCAAAACTTTTTTAGCCTGTCTTCTACTGTTTCGTAGTTATCTAAATTAAACGCCATTAACGCCTCCTTCTTGTATCTTATATACTAGTTTCGTTAGTATTTAATGTGAACATTTTCTCTTTATATCTCCTGCACATAGGGTTAACACATTTAAGAAAACCCTTGTGTGCATATAAAGGACTACCACAACTCATACATATGTGTGACATATTACTCCTCTAGGTTTACTAAATACTCAGCAGTAACCCCCTTGTTAGGTTTTACAAATAGACAGTGCTGTGATGGTCTACCCATACTAGCTAACTGTTCTAGTGCATAACCATTGTGGCTCTCAGTGCTACCATTAACCCACACTCTTGTATCATTTATGTACAAGTTTGTTGGTGTGTGGTAGTGACCACATACTGCGTGAGTAAAGTCTTCCATTAAGTTATTAGCTGCAAGAGATTTCCAACCTAAGATTTTTTTATTGTATCCATAGAAAGGTAATCCCATACTGCCTCTAATGTTATCTCCGTGAAAGCAAAGAAACTTTGCCTTCTTTCCTAAGTTTGCTACTAGGTACCAACTCTTGTCAGGTACTATAAACTTAATTCGCTTTTCATTAGCAAACATAGTCTCTAATATTTTTCCTAACATACGGTCAGCATTACTCTCAGGGTTGTAGTCTCTTCTTGACCTACCCCCTAAAGCACCGTGATTACCTATTACCCAATAGACTTCTACTTCTTCAAACTCTGTTAGTAATGTACTAAAGAATTTATAAAGTATTCGTGGACCATCAACAGTAACTTGCTTATATAAGGAACTGTCAATTTCGTGGGCTTGCCCTGGGAATATGAGTTCACCCTCCACGATATCGCCAAGACAAAGAACTGCACACTTCTTAATAGTATGGCTTGCTCTCTGTATGCGTGCTAATTTAATTATCTTTTCTGCATATCTAACAACCCTTTCTTCAGCTATTTCACTGTTATAAGTAGGTGTTCTTTTTGCAAGCTGTATATCACTAAGTAAGGGAACACATATTTCTTCTCCTTTTCCCTTTGTTATAGGTGGTGCTTTAACTTTCGGTATGTCAAGCATTGAGATACCATCTCTTGCACCTGTATATACTGCTTCAACTAAGTCAGCTTTCTTATCTTTTAACTTATCAATCTGCTTTAACAAGCGTTGATTAGTATTCTTAAGGTCTTTTATCTGTTCGCTTTCTGCTTCAGCTAAAAGTTTTGCTAATTCTTTATTCATTAGCTAGACCCTGTAACCAAACTGAAACTCTACTTCTAGAGATTTCAAAACCAAACTCATCGTTTAGTATTCTAACTATGTTACTAGGTATTGGTCGCTTACCTTCTGCAACCATATCTTTTATTCCATTAATAAAGGGTTCAGCTTCTTTAGGTAATCTATCGTACCAAGCAGCAACTCCACCTCTATTCTGTTCTAGTGCTTTTTCAAGCAATTTGTTTATGTCTATGTTCGTACTCATATTCATATGCTAGCACACAATTATGCTTATGCATATGCATATGAGAAAAAAAAATAAAATGCTTATGCATATGCATAATAAATAAAAAAAAGGGAAGTCGGTGGTAGGGTAACGAAAGGACAAACCCCTACCACCTTTAAAATAAATATCCTATAGCCTAAGCAGGAAACGGAGATTAACTACTTAGGCTACGAGATACTTACTTAGTACCTAATTGTTTTGATAATTTCTTTACTTGTTCTACTACACGAATAGGTATTATGTTATGTCTTCTCATAAACCTAGCAATCTCATCTCTCTTTTCTTTGTTAAGATTTACTGCAGTACCATTATTATCTACACCTACTACTTGTTGGTCGCTTACCCATATACGAGGTTCTGGTTGTTGTGCTAGCCACTTTAGACCATCTAAATCTACTGAGTTAGCACCATATTCTTCTAGGTCTCGTATAGCGTGTGTGTCAATACGACCATCTTTAGCGATAATCTTTATCATACCATCGTAGCCATCTATCTTAGTGTTGTATCCTACATAACCAGCTATGTTAGATGCAGGTAGATAGTCAATAATTTCTCTTATGTCTTCCTCATAAAAAGACATAGAACCACTACAGTCTATCATCATAGAACCACCTGCTACTGTAGTCTTATTCGCAAAGACTTTCTTGTCAGTAGTCATACGATGCATATTTTTAGGAACAACACCTCTATCACTATTACGCTTTGCAATTTCTCTAACTGCTTTGTGTATGGTATTAGTAGGTGTGAATTTGAATATCTTAGCTACTCCGTGCATACCAGAAGTGTCGCCACCCCAGTAATTAATGAAGTGTCTTTCATATTGTTGCTCACTATCTTCCATAATTTGTTTAGCAAGTTCTTCACTAATTCCTTGTGGTAGTGTAATACTATCATCGTACTCATCAGCAATCTTATCCATTGCCTCTAGTTGTGCTAGGTATTCCTCGCCATCTAGTTTAATACTGCCTTCAGAAGTAAGCATCTTTTGAAGTTTGTAAGAATTTCTAACTCCTTCAAATGGATTAGTAAGCAATCTTACTAGCTTATTAACTCTTCTTCTGATAGAAGCTGTACTCATTTTCTTGTTACGATAATGGTGTACATCTCTATCGTAATACCAAGTACCACGAAAATTTGACCAAGTAATGTAGTATTGTGCTTCGTGAATACCATAGAACAATGAGCTTAATACGTCATATACTCTATTACTATCTTGTTCTAGTACACTATTAGGTAACTTACTACCTACAGGATATCTAATTTCTAGCAATGACTTAATATATGACTTAACATCATCGTAGTCTATAAGTCTAGGTTGTCCTGCAAATGCAGTTTTCTTAACATAATACTTATATACTTCCTGTATGCTTTCATTAGCAAGTATTTTCTTGATTACTTCTTTCGCTATCAAGTCAGATTGTATTTGTTCCATAGTACCCAATGAGTTGTACATAAGAGATAAAAACTTTCTTTCGTTCTTAGTTAGTTCTCTTATTTCTTCTGCATCAGTTAGGTATCGGTCATATTCATAATGGCTAGGAAAACCCATAGCTCTTGCTATCTTATTAGCTTTCTTCCTAGCACCTTGTTTATGGTACTTATTAGCAAATAAGAATTGTGCTATGTGTAATATGTCTAGTTCCTTACTACGAAACTTCATAGTTCTAAACAACTTCATCTTTGTTATTGCAGTATTAAGCAATACCTGTTCGTTGTATTTATTATCACACTCATAATAAGGAAGTATCAATTCGTTTCTGCTAGTAGGAACTAAGCTAGTACCTCTACGAACATTGAACTTCATTATTTTGTTACCACGCAACGTTAGATTTACTAATGTAGGTGGGATATAACCACCTACATTAGTATTGCTTTTTCTAAATAAGTTATTCATCACTGTCTTCTGATAGTGCATCAATAATATCAGCACAGTTGTCAGTGAATACTACACTAGCAGCAGTAGCTAACTCACAACCTTTGTCTAGTAGTTCTGCAAATGCAGACCATTTACGAACTGAGAAGTTGCCTTCGTTATAATCTTGATATACTGACTGTAACTTCTTAGGCAGACTTTCTAACGCAGATGGGTGTACTTCGTTAATGGCTAGATTAACTGGGAACCTATCTCTAAGTGCATCGGGTAAGTCAGCAGGAACTCCGTTCATAGTTGCTACAACTTGGAACCCTTCCTTAGGTCTAACAGTTTCCTTACTCTTGTTTGGTAGTGTGAACTTCGCAAACTTAGGGTCATCTAACAAAGCGTGTAAGAAAGTCATAACATCTACACCAGCGTGGTCTATCTCGTTAATAACTAGTCTTGCACCTTCTTTCCAAGCACGAACACCTACGCCATCAAGCCACTCAAAGCCACCATTGTCAGTAGCTACATAGTGACCCATAAGTTCTGCTGCCGTACTATCGTGTGTAAGTGTAATGTTATACACTTCTTGATTTTCTTTTAGTCCAAGAGTATTTGCTTGAAAGGTTTTACCTGTACCGGGTATACCAAACAATAATATTCTTGGTGTATAAGGAATTACTTCTGCAAGTAATTTCCAAATTTGTCCTTCTTTCATATTATTCTTCCTCTCCTTGTGCTAACATTTTCTCTACATCTTGTATAAAGTTTGTAGTTAGCTCTTCTGTTTGTATATTGTTCCATACTTCCATAACATCATCAGTTATGTTTTGTACTGCAGGTACTTCTGGTAGCATATCAAATGCTTCCTTTGGTATATCTACAATAACTGTATGGGTACCTTCATTGTCTTTCATCAGCACCACTTCCCATATGGTACGATAGTGCATATCTGTAGGCACACCTTCCTTATGGTAATGAGGCATTGACATCTTTAGAAATATAGGAAACCTAGCGTCAATGCAATCTAGTTCTCCCATAGGGTTAGCAGCAAAAGTCCACTCTGCTAACTGTCTATTGTATTCGTTCTTAATAGCAAGTGTATTAAGATACTCAAGAATAGACTTAGTAATTGCTATGTGTTGTGAAACACGCACAGTATCTTTAGCCATTATTCCTCCTCACTTTCTGAGTTCTTGCTGACTTCTTTCAAGAACCTTTCTATATCTTTATCAGTTACTTTGCTTTTAATACCTTCAAGTACTTCTTCTTTACTGATAGTGTCGCTTGTATATCCACCATTTACTATTGCACTCACAGTTCTAATATCACCGATTGTTAATAGTTCAGGGTCTTCGTGTACTAATACTTGCTGGTATAACTTTCCAAATGCTTTCTTATTTTCCATTATCATTTCAAGTACAAGTTTTACAACATAAGAACATATAACAATATCTGATGGTTCCTCTTTATCAGGAAATTCAGCTTTGTACATCGCCTTGCTTTGTTGTAGCATTTCATTATGTTCGCCTTCACCCATTTCTAGTATCATTTCAGAAGCAAACATCATTACACCAGTAGCAAAATCTTTCATACGATTTTGCCATAGGTGTTTCTCTACCCACTTCATAGTTTCTATTGCATCGCTTGATGCTATATGGTACTTACCATTCCTAATATTAGGTCGTGTATTACCATCTTCATCTACATCAGCAGGGTAATATATTGCTATGCCTTGCATTTCTA